ACGGGGTTCTTTGGCCCCAATGCGCTGCTTCATTGCCTTTTCCCATTGCTGTTCCAAGTACGCCCGACTTACATCGTTCCATGCTTCGGGGCTTACCGCTTGAATCTGTTGACGGGTGTAGCGAATTGTCTGAGGTGAAGCATTTGCAAATAGTCTGTTTGCCAAATCGTTTAGATTGTCTTTTGTGATCGCGGTTAACGATAACCCCGGTCGCCGTTCGGCAAACTCATTCAAAGGCGCAGACAGTTCAGTAAATCGTGCGTTTGCCTCTCCATACATCGGATTGTCTTTGCTCATCTGCCTAACTAAGTTTTCTTGAATATTAGTTATTTCAGATTGAATCGTTTTGTCCATTGAAGAATATGATTCTTCTTTGAACATCTTATCAATGTCAAACTTTGCCCGTTGCAATGCGGGAAGTCGATCTTCGACCACCTTAACCATCACCTCATCGCCTTGTGCGTTGTAAGCCGGTTTCTCGCGGTATAGGTTATTCTTGATGCGTTGCAATGCTTTGAGTTCATCACCCTTTGCAATGTTCATCATTTGGTCAATTTGAGCAATAACGGGTCGAGCATCTACGGGTACTGATCTTTCAAATGCAGCACGATATAAGGGTTCGCTTCCTTCTTCCCTTGCCTTCTCCAATTGCGCGACACGATCTTTCAATGCCTTTTGCCCACGAAATCCCGCAGTCATTGGGTCATCGACCTTGCTAATGCCTTCCAAGAACTTGTTTACAGCGGGTTGGACTTGTTCTTTGTATCTGTTTAGATAAAAGTCTCCGAGTGTGTCCGCACTCTCTACGATGTTTCCCAACACCTTTTGCTGTGATTTGAGAGATGGCAGATTGGTTAATTCAGCCGGAGTTAGATCAATACCTAAGTCCTTTGCTTTTTGCACCAAGTCCGCTACTTCGGGTGCGTTTACCTTTGCAATGTCTTTTGCAACATTACGCCCCAAGAATTTACTGAGTGCCAATGGGCCAGCTTGGAATAAGCCGGACACTACGCCTTGTGTAGCAATGTCGCCACCGGATACCTCTTGATCTGCAAGCAGTCCCGCAATGTTTTGACGAATTGCATTTGCACCAGCAGCAGCCGCCCCCGTGATTCCCATGCTTGCCGCAGCACCAGCAGGGCCAGCCATGAGCATCGGAGAGGTCATAATACCCGCAGCTATGTCCGGCACAGCTTCCAATACATCGGGCAAGTTGTACGCCATTGAAGTCATTGGCTTGGTCATCATGCCGGGAACTTCGGAATAGAACTTGCCATCATCCGCTTGATAGACAATCTCATTACCGACCACACGATAGCGGCTTTCCGGAATGCCCCGCGCCTCTGCAAATAGCTTGATTGCCGCTTGTTTGTCGGTTGGTACTCCGGCCTTCAATGCCGTGAATATGTCAGCAGCACCCGCAGAGGTTCGTTGTGGGACGATTGTTTCATCGCGCACCATTCGTCTCGGCGTTGTTGATGGTGACAAGATTTCATCGACCACACTCGAACTAACGGGGAACATCTTTCGTTCTTCCGTTGAAGTCCCACTCAGCAATTCATCTACTACAGACATGGTGTTACCTCATCAATCCGAATTCAGAGGCCAATCGATTTCTGAGAATCGCTTTATCTTCCGGCTTTGATACATCAAGTGCGAGCGATTTAATCAATTCTGTTTCGCGCTTTCGCATAATGTCCGGCATCTTGTTAAGCGGTACATCCACCAACTTGAGGCCATTGGCTTTGATGTATTGCACTCGCGCTTCTACTGTCCGCAAGTCTTTCAAAGTGTTCTTTAGCTTTGCATTGAACTGCGTTGGACTATCACCATCAAACAACCCCGAGCCGGGGTTAGGCATACCCGCTTTTATGCGGTCAGCTTCTTCACCTTGACCAATAGCCGCGCCCGTCACTTCATTGATGTAAGCATTCAGTGAGCGCACAGAGTCTTGTTGGAATTGCGTGAATGCGGTTAATTCTTGCTGTTGAGCAGGGCTTAACTTAGACAAACCCGATTTTTCACCTATTGCGCGTAATGCTTGAGTTCCCTTGAATCGTGTTTCAAGATAAGCCGGATTAAACGATTCCTCAATTCTGTTCAATTGAGCCAAACGGTCGCCCGTTGTCAAAGCCAAAGCATCAAGTTTGTTTTGCCCCTCTTTACCAACAGGCACAGCACCCGGGGGAAAGTTGATGATGTCACCACCAGCACCGGACTTCTTATAGCCCTTTGCCTCTGCCAAAAGTTTGCTTGATTGTTCCGGTGTTAAGTTTTGTGGGCTATCTGTGCCATACATAAGTTTAGACAGATTGCCAAAATCACCCGTGAATTTGCCCGACCTATCAACTGCCAACCGCAACCCATTGGGTGCGTTTTCGTCTACAGCATAGATCGCGTTATCTACAATTTTGAAATCTTGACTTTTAAATACGGGCTTTAACCCCGTTGCAGTCTTTTGCAAGATTGTTTGTCCGGAGGTTAGGTAGTCCGGTTGAGTCAGTTTCTGTCTGCGCTCGATGCCTTGCATGACATTTTCAAAATCTTTGAAAGGCAGAATTTGTTGCAAGCGTCCTAAGATAGCTTGATTGGGGACAAATGCCGTTTCTGCTGGCATTGCCGCTTGTGCCATTCTTGTATCTTGTACGGGATAGTTTGCAGATTCTTCCAAACTCCGCATCCCTGCGGGGCCAAACATTGCATTCTCTTGTGCAAGTTGTTCAGCTACAGCGTCACCAACGGGCAACCCGCGCCCGTAAGTACCTTGATTAACTACTTGTTCTTGCATTGCGTAGGGCAACATTCCTTGAGCAAGTCGCATCCGAGCCTTTTCGTTCTCTGCCTCTTTTTGCTTGCGCTGATAGTCCATAATCTGCATTTCGCTCATCTTGCCGCGCAAAGCATCTTCCATTGACTGTCTGTAGGCTTGTTGACCACCCGCTAGACCTTGAGCGATGGCGAGTGCTTCGTTACCCGGCGTTCTGCTCGGTGCGCCAGCTTGCAAGAGAGCCAATGCGGTGTTTTGCAGTGCTTGCTGTTGGGCTTGTTGCCGGACGCGATTTAACTCGTCCTCACCCAATAGACCGCCGTAGTAGGAAGGAGTCGAGCCGAAAATGTCAAGTAGTGCCATGATTGTCCTTAGAAGTTGGTATCAACATCATTGCGTCTTGAGTAGTCATCATATAGGCCCGTGTTTGTTGGCCCACCAAAACCGCTAGTTAAAAAGTCCCATCCGCTTCTTAATCCGCGAGACAAACCGCCTCCGGTTGCTTGATTTGCAGTGTTAAACACATTCAGTCCGAGCAAACCCGTACCCAATGCCGTAGCGGTGGGGTTCGTGTAATAGGGTGTGGTTTGCGTTTGCGTCCGACCAGCAGGGAATCCATAAACCATATTCAGATAGTTCGTTAGGTTCCTCTGAGGTGCGTTTTGCTCAAAGTTGTACCGCGCCATATCAGCTTGCAAAGCAGAGGTTTGATAACCCTCACCCAATTGACCAGCACCCAATAACTTGTTTATGTCTTGATAGTCTGCCTCTGCGAGTCCCGGAGCCATGCCGAGTGCCCGCATTTGGTTTTGGCGTTCTTGAGCGTAATTCTCATAAGAAAGCCGACCCGCAGTGTCTGCCAGCTTTTGTGCAAAGGTTCCAGCCGCTTGACTTTGAAGGTCACCCATCGCACCCGAGCCATACCGTCCGGCTTTGGAAGCAGCGGAAGAAATGTCACCAATGGACTTTTGGAATGCAGTTTGTGCCGCAGTCGCAGCGGGTTGGAATGCACCTTGAAAGAATGGATTACCGCCGAGATAGTCACCCGCCAACATCCCACTCACATTGCCTTGCGCTTGAGACAACAGAGGGTTACCAGCCATTGCCCTTGCTTGTAGGGCTTGCAGTGCTGTTTGTGTGGCAGTGGATGGGCCTACAAACCCTTGACCGGGGTAGAACTGAGGGCCACCACCTTCGTACTGCTTTCGTGCCTCAGACAGACCATAAGTGAGATACGGCTGAATAGTGGGGTCTACAGCCGTTGTGGTCGTAGAGGTCTGCATTTGCGTTGCCATGACTTATCCTTTCATTAAAAGGACTCCGGCGGGGTCATCCACTAGAGTCATTGTATCAGCCAACAATCACATATCCAAATGTTTTGTCAGCGGTTGAGTTTGCAAAATGTGTCAGCGTTGCGGTTCCCTTGCCCCTTGCACTCACATACACATTTGCGGTTGATGATGTGTTCATATAGCTTAATGTAGCAATCACAGATGCTGTTGACGGTCTTGTTGGAGAGGTTCCAACGGGCAAATGTTGCAAAGTTACCGATGTATTCGTTGTTGACCACATCATTTCAATATAGTCATTTGCCGCCATCTCAATAAAGTAGTTCCATCCGGCAATCGTGTGACCGTTAACACTCCCATGAAAGTTTGGAATTGCGATCAAGCCCGCAGACCCCACCACATTGGTTCCATTCTTTCTGAGCCATACCGACACATCTTGCAGTTGGGAATCGGTGTTTTGGAACTGCCCCGACCATTGAAGATTATAAATTCCAGCATTCGCCACAGTCAGCCGAGAGGCCAATCCACCACTCGTAACAACAGTCACCCCATTTGAATAATCAGTCGTGTCAAAGGTCATTGGATAAGCAGTTGTAGTGCTTGCCGCTGTTTGGTCTGTATTGTCTTGAAAAGCCCCGTATGGCACAGCATCCGCATTAGCCGCCGCTGTTACCGGCGTTAACAATAGGATACTGTCCGGCCCAATGCGTCTATCAGTGATGGTCGTAGTGGTCGCCCCACCGGTTGCAAGTGTGATAACCCCGACATTATTGGTTTTGCCGTTCATGATGCCATTGACGATTTCCGCAACAGATCGCGGGTCGCCTCCGGCAAAAGGCAGAATCCTAAACATCAGCGCACACCTTGTTGAACAATATCAATGTCCAACCCAATAGCGGTTTTCCAATTGTCTCCAGTTGGTTGCATCCGCAGCCGGTGATATTTCCCCGAACTTCTCAGAGACACACGGTTATCAGTGTCAGCCGCCGCCGCTGTGCTGTAGGACAGACTTTGCGTTAGAAGCGTCCGAGAGGCCACAGAAACATTCGCAGAGCCGTTATCTACCAAAGGTCTAGCCAACATCACTATCGAGCGTCCCGCATCAATGTCGCCCGTCTCAAGCACCGCTGATTTGTTTGCACCCGTGAAGGTGATTACCCGTGTCCCATCTGTGCCGCCGAGGAAATACTTTCCACCGGAATAAAGAGCCGAGTCCATGCTTACCGCTAAAGCATCAATCGAAGCGTTAATCGAATCCAATTGTTCAACAGTCACAGAGGCAGTTGAAGCGTCTGAAATGTAGTCCGATGTAGTCTCCATCAACGACCATTTGCCAATCGTGAAGTTGTACACAATCAGCTTTCTCGTCCCGTCAGTCGAGAGGTAGTTCCACATAATCATCTTGCGGATGGGGTCTGCCGCCGCTGACATTGTGGTCAAGTCCAAATTCGCATCATTGAAGAAGAAGCGATCAATCTTCTCTGCCCCGATAGGAGTTACTTTCTGTCCATCACAGACATAAAACCCATCATCCGACAAGAAGAAGGTTAGCCCTTGATACTGACACACCGACCCCGCAGCAATACAGCCCTTGCCCCGTGAGATGTTGTCGAACTGGAAGATAAACGGTGTACCGGCATAACTCATGCGGGAGATTGATTTCTCTAAGAGAATAATCCCGAACTCGCCACCGCGAATGCCCGTGATATGCCCACCATCGGGAATGTCTTGATAGTCAGATTGAGTGTTTACATTCTCCACCCAATTGGTCTCATCATTGATTGCTGACCACCGCACTCGATAAGGCTTTGCAGTTCCACTCTCATAAAGATGGGCACAGACAACAAAGTCCCGCACCACAGTGATGAACTTAGCAATAGGCGCACTGTCTGACAGATTCTTGAATGACGAACTGCCATCTGTTGAATAGACTTGAAGTCTCTCGGTGAAGTTGGTTCCGATTACTTGATTCCCAAATAAAGTAAACCGAAACCTATCAGTTGACCCCGTGTTGTATCCCGTTGAAGTTGACGATATGGTCACATTGCCGGAAGTTGTCGCGGAGGTGGTCGTTACAGTGAATGTGTCCGCAGTGAGTTTAGTCACCGTGAATTGACCATCTGCCGCTGACCCGCTTGTGAAGTCTAAGTAAACAGAGTCGCCCGTTTTCAGCTTGTGAGCAATGGAAGTCACCGTCAGAGTGGTCGTGCCGCTTTGGGCATAAGTGCCCGTGAAGCTAAACACACCCGTCAAAGCCCCAACAGAGTCCACAGCGTAGATTTTTTTCAGCCCCGCAGCAAACAGTTTTGTAGTCCCGCTTTGGTCTTTGGCAGAAATGATTGAGGTCAAATCTTCCGCAGCCGCAGCCGAGAAGTTGGCCTCAGATGGGAAAGCCCCGTATCCCGCAGTCACCGGATAACAGTTCTTTGCCACAGTCAATGCCCCCGTCAGCCCCGGCTGATCGGGGAGCCATTCACCTAATGCGATTCTTTGAGTAGGCATCATCCATTCCTTAACCATTCATTTGAACCCGTTGCGGTGTCTGTCCATGAATTTCCCGATGTTCCCACATCTGTCCATGTATTCGCGTCAGCGGTTACGGTTGTCCATGTGTTCCCACCAACACTAACATCAGTCCATGTGTTTGTATCAGCCGCGACATTTGACCAATTGTCACCTATCCGAATAGCTACACAAGAAATCGTCACCGTCCCACTAACACTCATCTGCGCTTGAAATGTCGCTGTTGCTGTAGCCGAAACAGTAGCTATTCCATTCAGAATACCCGCAGCACTCGATACCAACCCACCGAGAGCCGAGACGCTAGAAGTCCCATTGATCGACCCGCTTGAGGTTTGGATTCTGATCGGAGTCGCCGAGACCGTAGCCGCACCGGACAAACTAGCCGCGCCTTGTCTGACCCTAAACCCGTCACCAACAATTGATGCCGAGCCGGAGACCGATGCACCACTTGAGAAGATGCCGGTTCCAGCCGCTAGAACGGTTGCTATGCCACTTATTGAACCCGAGCCTAACCTTACCCTTATCCCGTCTCCCGAGACCGTTCCAAGCCCCGTAATCGAAGCACTCGAAACATAGGTGACTTGTGAGCCGGATGAAGAAGTCGCCGCACTGTTTACCGATGCGCTCGCGTCCCTTACACGAATGTAAGTTATCTGCGTTTGTGCGTTACCACTAACAGACGATGCACCCGCCAATACAGCTATGGGTACTGCGTTGACTGACCCCACACCCGATGCGGATGCCGCCGCTTCTAAGATGCAAGTGTTCGCATCTGTCCAAACGGTTGAATCAAGCGAGAAGGCTAGACTATCGATGCTCCCGAATAGGTCTAGCTGTTCAAGCGTGAATGGGCCACAAACATCTGCCATTACGCAAAGGTGACAGTCAGAGAACCACTAGCGATTTTGAACACATCGCCCGTGTCGATTGTCTTGGAAGTGGTCAAAGCACCATGTACCAACAAATTGCCAGTAGTAAGAGCGTCAAAGATACCGAAGTGGGTGAGGGTTCCCCATGAGCCACCAGCTTGCGGGAAATTAATATCTGCACTAGTGCTAGAAGCACCATTAGAGGGAGCAGCAAAAGTAGCAGACTGACGAGCGTAACTCGTACCGCTACACTCAGTACCACTACCAGCATCTGTAGGGTCACTCGTAAACAGTGCAACATAGACAGTTGTAGGTGCTGTGTAGCCAGTTGCGCGGAGAACTTCATTGATTAGAGCATTCTCAAGATAGTTAGACATTGCAGCCATTTTTTACCTCTTTGATAAAGTCATTGCGAGTGGAACACCCGAGTATTGAGCAGATTCATCCGATCTAACCAATGTGTCGATTGCCCTTTGATACATGGTTGCCCATGTTTGAATTCGTGCATCGTTCATGATGTATGGTTCTGCTTCCAACAATGCCGCATAAAGCAAAGCATCGGGAGAGTTAGCCATAAACGCATTACTTGAATTTCCGCTTGATAGGAATGTCGGAGCAGAGTAATACAGCAGTTGAACCGTATATGTGTTGTCCGGCATTGGGGCTAACTGAAACTCAGTCGCCAAAATTGTGTAGTTCAACGGTTTACCGCGAACATGAGAATCTGTGTTTCTGATAAACACCGATGGAGACAGATAAGTCAATGGTTGCGGAGGGTTCCCCGTTACATAGAAGTCTCTAGCCTCAAGAAAGTCTGACGGTATCTCTACCGTTCCATCCCCACTTGTCGTAGTGGTGGTTACTGATTTGAGCATTTGCCGAATGCGGAGTTCTCTGCGAAGCCTCAGTTCTGCAAACCGAATGAAGTCGGGAATCTGATCGGTCAAGTCACTACGGGCCAAATAGTTGGCAACCGCTGTGCTTAGTTCAGAGAATGTCGCAATGCTCATACTTTCCCCGGTCTAGTTCTGAAAAATCTGTTATCGGGATTGTTAAGCCATGCCTTCATTTGCTTTTCATCGATTACAGCAAATCCCCGCATGATGCCTTTTGCGTTTAGATCATCAATCACCGTCAATGGGATTGAGGCTATCTTGTTACCAAAAATGTCATCCGACCACTTTGCGCGTTCATCGTAGGAATTAAATTCCTTTAGATTTTGCTCAATGTTTGCCGTTACATCTTGGCGTGTCTCAATAATGATGCCGCCTTCGCCATCAGCGTGGGCAACAGATTTACGAAACTCATTCATAGAAAAACCCCCATGCGGTTAAACATGGGGGCATTCACTCTTAGGGAGTCAAGTCAGCGATGATGCCGTGTGCAGCTTCGTTGTTCACTTGCAAGGTGTATTCCACCAGCAACTGAGTCACTTCCGCATCACCCGTCTTTGCCAACTCGTTGGTTTGGAAGGGGCGCAGATAGGCAACAGATGCCATGTCCACATCCAACACAAACGCAGCTTCGTCACAAGTGTTGGTGCTAGTCATGAACCTGTTGGGAACAATCGAAATTGAACCGAAGTCGCTCAAATAAATATCAGCCGCCGACACGATGGTCGTAGGTGCATCACCGGGAGCCATGTAGCGTTGAGCCGCAATACCGGTGAAGGCAGAGACCAACTGTTTGTGAGCAGGGTTGACCATCAACACTTTGGGATTGCCACCGGAGGCATACACCTCTTTGACCACAGTTTTCAGAGTGGCTTCGTCAAAGGTGCGGTTAGTGCCGTTGGTACGAGTGGTCGTGCCGCTTGCGCCAGCAACACCGTTCGTGCCGAAGTCACCATTGGTCGCCAACCATGTTTGCAAACCACCCAATTTACGAGCAGTGCTTGAGTTACCGTTCGTGCTTGCTTGGTTTGACAACAGAGTGGTCTCCATGTCTCGCTTAATTTCAGCGGATGCTTTCGCTAATTGATAACTTTTCTCAGATTTGCGCCCTGCTTTATCAACAGCTTCCAAAGTGCCGGAGATTTTCACGGTCTTTTGGCTGATCTGAGTCTTGTTGCCAATGCGAGTGGTGACAGCAATAGTGGCATCAGATGCCGTGTCCCCTTCAACAGCCGCATTCGTCAAAACTGCACTCGCAAGTGAATCAGTCATCCATTCGTGATTGGTAGCGGTTGCTTTGCCCTTACCAATGGACGACATAAATGGAGTGTCGGTTGGTGAAATAGAGTAGATCACATCGGAAAGTGATTCCCGTTGACCGATGGAGGTATAGGTTTGGTAGGTTGCCATGATTGAATCCTTGAATTAAACGAACCGTTCAAACGCACTTGCAGCGTCTCGGATTTTTCCGGTTTTCCGCAACTGCGCTACTGCTTTTTTGTGCTGTTCTTGATTGTCTCTTGGTTGAGATACTCCGCTTTTCATCATTCGGGGTGCTTCGGTTACCCTTTTGGATAACTCCGGCTTGCCCTTTTGCAAAGAGGAATACTTCATGCCATGATACAAACTCAGTACAGCACGAGAATCATAGACATTGGCTAACTCTTGGTCTGTCCACCCTATCGACTTGGCGTAGTCCCGAATATCCTTGCGGATTTGGTCGCCGGTCTTTGGGTCTGCGTAGCCCGGTATAGAAGAAGAAAGTTTTTGGCTTTCTTGAGCAATGTGGCTTTGGAGTTTCTCAGAATGTTCCGCTTGTTGCTGTTGGGCAATGCGTTGCTGTTCTGCCTTCAAAACCGCAAGTTGTTCCTTGCGTTGTTGCTGTTCTGCTACCTTGACTGCATACCCGATGGGGTCACTTTCCTTTAGAGCATCCAAGTTCTCACCCTTCGTTTGCTGACTTAGGAATTGTTCCATCATCTGCAAGCGTTGAGCGTACTGATCTCTTACCTTGTTTGCTTCGTCAATTTTCGACCGTTCTGCTTCCACAGCGCGGCGTTGTTCACTAAGCGTTTGGGTCTTCTTTGTGTAGTCGGCCCCCAGTTGATAGCCCTCAATAAGTTGATCGAGAGTTACATCGCGTTCTTCTCCAGCCGCTTTGACTCGAAAAGTGCTTGCTCGCTCTTTCTCACCTTCTTCAGAATCCACCAACTCGGAATCAACGCCATCATCATTTTCTGAATCTGCATTCTGTTCGACTTGGCCTTCGGCGTTCGGTTCAGAATCCATTAATCCAAAAAATGCGGATGCAGCTTGTTCCACATTCAGCGATTCACTTCCTTGCGGAGCCGTGTTATCACTCATTTCTAACCCAAGTTGTCAGCACTTACCGAGTGCCACGGTGTAATCTTATGATTACAAAATCTTCCACCGCTTCTTCACAATTAGCCCCGTAGCTGCGATTGATTCAAAGTGGCTTTTAATCGATTGTAAAGCATGAATTTTTAAATATGCAAGTTCTCGCGCTTCAATATCATCCGGCGCAGAGTTAACTATATTAAGCAATTCAGATTGCCGCATTGCTTCCATTTCTTCTAAGAAGAATTCATCGGAGAGCAGATTCTTGGCAAGTTCAAACTTTTCCATTTTGGATACTCGATATGAAGTCAGACATTGACACTTGCGGGATATTGGCGAATTGGTTGCCTTGCAGTCCAGCCCATTGAGTGCCGCCTAACAGATTGTCAGTGGTAAACAGTGAGTTTATGTCTAGCGGGGCTTGCCATGTTTGCGTGTACTCGGGGCTTGCCCATCCGGATATGTCGCTCGGAGTGAATGGGAAACCACCTTGCGGTTCATCACCGCCGCTAGATATGGCGTTTTGTACGGCATTAGCTGCTGCACTTGCGCCAGCAACAGTAAGACCGAGTTTAATCATCCCCTCAATCTGCGATTTAGTGAGTGGGCTTGACGGTGTTTCTACCGGCCCCTTATATGGGGTTTCGGTTGCATCTGTATAACCAACTACACCACCGCTTTGGTCTACCGTTAGGGTGCTTCCATCCTCATAGGTGTATGTCTGTGTGGTTGGCGTAGATGGTGCTGTTGTTAGGTCTAGCAGCGTTGTATCAATGTCTGCGGGTGGGCCAACAAAGTTTGCCGGATTGGTCTCCGGAAACAATGCCATTACATCTTCACTTGTTGGTGCGGGGCCAGCATTCAAGTAATCGGGAGTGGGAAGATTCTCAAGATACTTAGCCGCTTGTGCTTGAGAAATTACATCCGCTGTGCCTTGAATGCCGGTTTGTACAAGTGCAGTTTTAGCCGCAGTCTCGGGGTCTTTACCCGCCACCATGTTTGCCGCAGTGCTTGAGACAAAGTTCTTTACCGCGCCGGGGTCAGCAACCAAATAGTCACCAACTTGACCACCCGCAAAACCCGCCACTCCACCGACTACAGCACCCTTTAGAGCATCCTCCGCTGATTTGCCTTGTGCCACTTGTAGGGCAGCGTTAGCTACACCCGTACCAATTGCAGAGGCCACAGCCGCAGATGTAGTCGCCGGAATCAAACCCGCCGCTATCATTTGTTGACCAATGGCAGAGCCGACCCCCGGCATAGCCACACTGACTGCGATTGCCGCCAATAACGGCGCGTTTTGCGATAGGCTTAAATCTTTGTCTAGTTGGGCTAACTCTTTGCTAATTGTCTTTTCAACGGGTTGGGCTAAGTTTGTTACCTCACGACTAATGGCAATAGTTGGGTCTGTCGATGGGGATACTGCCGTTGCCGGAGCAGCGATAAAATTTTGAACCGCTTGAAATGGATTTTGAAAGAAACCCATAATTTACCCCGGAATCTCAATGTTTGAGGTAATCCCTGCCCCGACCTTCATTGCTTTCAATTGGGCCTCTGCTTCAAACTCTTGCTTTCTAAACATCATTTCAGCTTGGAACTTGTCCCGCTGTAGCTGCATATCTGCCATTGCCTTCTCACGGGCCAACTGAATATCAGCCTCTGCCTTCATTTGCATACTCTGAATGTCGGCTTGAACCTTTGCCATTGCCGCTTGTGCTTCGGGCGACATTTGCGGTTGTTGCGGTTGTGGGTTGCTTAATTGCTGATCGAGTTCCGGAGGAATGGCTTTGTAGAACTCTGCACTGTCCTTGAATCCGGCAGCTTCCACCATTCTCCCGAGCGTGTTGCGGTACTGTCCCATGCTGACCAATGGGTTAGCTGGCCCCATCTGTCCCAATACTTGTTCTTGTTTTTGCAAGACCATTTGAAGCATCGCCATCTGCTCTTGACGGTTGCCAGCACCGAGACCCACATTAATATCCACATCGTACTGATTCGACCACTCACGCGGGTCAAAGGACACATACGACCCTCTCATCCGCACGATACGGGGCTTGTCTTGATACTTGCAGAGAAGATGCAGAATCCCTTTGAAAAGCGATTTAACGCCGGTCTCCGCAAAGATTCGTGCTATCAGTTCAACCTTACCCGCGCCCGCCGCTTGCATAGATGCCT